CTTTTGCCGACAAAGGCACGAGCTACGATGTTTATGCCCTTCTTGCTGCTTCAAACTACTATCACTGTCCTGATGTTGATGGATTCGCCAACAAGAACGCTCTCAACTCTCGTCGGACTCTCGTCATTGTGCCTTCAAAGAACACCAATTATACCACTCCTTGTGGTATGAAGGTTACAGAAGATATGGATACGAACGCTTTTCTTGACTTCATGAGGAAAGCCACCAAACAAGAGTGTGAAAGCCGAGCTTTCTTCACTTATCGCTTCGTCAATCCCATGCGAACTGCACAAGCACCTGTTGCCCCCTACGCGCCGCCAATTCTCAAACAGCTCTTCAATGGGCCTGAGGAAATTGGCAAAGTTCTTCGAAACGAAATCTTCCCTGGACTTGACCACGTCACCGATGGCGACATCGTTCGCCACAAGTTCAAATGGAGCGAGATTGTCAAAATCTGCGTCGTTCTTGGACGCTTGGGGTTGCGACCTCCTGTTCCTAACACCGAGGACAACGATCTTTTCGCCTTCGCCCGCGCGATCAATCCTGATGGTCGCGCTCCCATCCCTGAAGTGAAATGGACCCCCATGCTTGTTGCGTATAGATGTTTCATCGCTGCTTTCGTTGCGACCAGCAGCATTTTCTTGATTGCTAAGATCTACAAGTACGTCACTGGTGCCGACCTCGAACCCGAATACGGTACCCGGAAACGTACCCTTGCCACGCGCAAGGTCCAACCCAATCATGTTGAAATGCTGCCCCAAATGAGTGAAGCTGAAACTCACCTTTGGGAACGTCTACGCGACCAACTTGTCCAAATCACTGCTGGCGAAGAAGAACGCACAATCTACGGTCTCCTCATCGACGAATCGACTATCCTCACGAACGCTCATCTCTTCCTCCACGTTGGAGATGAGGCCTGGTTCAAATTCGTCGTCACCAGAAATGGTGTTCCGATTGTCTACGAGGATCGAGTCGATTTCAATCGCCTGAACATCGTCAAAAACCTTGATGGAACGCTGTCGGATGTTGCCCTCTTTAGCCTTGACTATCGAGTCGTTGGCACGAGGAACATCCGAGGCCTTTTCGCTGAAACCACTGCTCTCCCACCGAATCTTGACATTGTTCGCTACAATGGTCAACTCATGGAGCATTCCCGAATTGCTCAGCTCGTCCCGCGCGGTCAATACACCGCCGACAACTTGGGCGATGTTGCCATGCGCAATGTCTACGCCTACAAGACCCAAGCTGCTTCCGGAGACTGTGGTTCGCCCATCATCGCCTTCATCAAGGGAACCCCGCTCATCGTTGGGTTCCACGCCGCACGCGCCCGGAACATTCCTGTTCCTGGCATTTTCGTTCCACTTTGCCGCCGCATGCTCGCCGCGCCTGAACCTTTTGGTTCGATTGATCGCCTACCTCCCAACCTTCCGTTGGTTGCGCAAATGGGCGTCCCTCTGATGCCCAAACCTGAAGACATGCCTGTTGGAAACTTCCTTCCTGTGGGAGTTTGCTCTGACGTCTATGGCTCCGCGCCTGACTCAAAGCTTGAACCAACTGTCTTCCGGGATGCTCTGCCTGAGTATCCTTGTCGTGTTGCGATCTCGCCAAAACATAAGAAAGCTGTCCTAGCTATTGAATCTGGCTATGGACAGCCGCGAAAGAGGTTCTTGCGTAAGAACCTTGATTTTGGAGTGCGCGTTGCGAAAGCCTACATGGACCAAAAATCTAGCCGCTCAAAGCGTGCTATGACCATGCAGGACATCCTTCAAGTCGACCTCAACACCGCCACTGGATTTGGTTGGAAGAATCAAAAACGTTCCAACCTCATCAAAATCCAGCCCAACGGCGACCGCGTCATGTCACCTGCTCTCGAAAAAGCCTACCGCGCTATCGAGAAAGCCTACGAAGACGGCGAATTCTACCCGCCGGTCTACCTGCCACAACCGAAAGACGAACTCTTGTCGAAGGCGAAAATCGCAATCGGCAAGATCCGCACCTTCCAAGTCGACAGCCTTGAGCACTTCTTGCTCGGCCGCAAATACGTTGGAGAGTTCGCTGAACACGTCACCGAGATCCACATGACGAGTCCGATCAAAATTGGACTGAATGTGCATTCTCGAGAATTCCATGATACCTTTCAGGAATTCATCTCCCATCTCGATAAGGACGAAGTCATCGACATTGACTTCTCCGGGTACGACCGTTCCCTTATGGTCTACCTTGCTGGCCTTGCCTCCGACGTAGTCGATCATTGGTACGGTAACGTTGATCCTGGCCGCCGCCAGTGGATTCTTTCGAACTTCTCCTGCCTTGAAATCTACGGCAGGGCTGTTTGGCAGCGTTACATGGGAATGAGCTCTGGGATGTTTGGAACTTCACTTTTCAATTCCCTCATTGCTATCATTCTCATCGGTTCGTCCTTCAAAGCCCTCTTCCCGCAAGCGACAGTTTCGGATTTTATGACTGGAATCCAACTGTGCATTTACGGCGACGACAATCTCGTTGGCCCAAGTGCTGCTGCGAAGAAAGGAGGTTTCGACTTCCTTTATCTCCAACGCTATTTTGGAGACAATGGCATGGTCATCACTCCTGCCGACAAAGACGCTGATCCTGTTCCTTTCGTCAAAAGGACAACGACGACCTTCCTGAAGAAGCGAATTCTTTACTCTGAAGAATTCAAGGGCTATGTGCCCATCGTCCCTGCTCACTACGTTTGGGACCATCTGTCCTACGCACGTGACACCACCGTCAACGGTATTCGCCAACTCGTCAACTCGATGTTGGGCGAATATTTCTTCCGAGGCCGCCTCCTGGTTTCGCAAGAAATCCCAGTCGAAGAACCCACGTTCGACCAGCTCCGCGCCAAGATCATCCGAATCTTGGGCTGGTGCGAAGGCATCGTCACCTACGATGCGCTCATGGAGTCCTACTGGGACCAATCGGGACTGCCTGTCCCCCGCACAACGATCGCGCCTCCGCCAGCCGAAGCTGAGCCTGAGACCGAATTCGTCATGTGCGACTCCCAAATGGGAGCTTCCCAATCCACCACCGTCAACAACTATGGCAATGGCAACAAGACCGATATTGAAGCCGAAGCCAAGACTGACGTTGGTGTTGATCCCACCGTCGCTGTCACCGGACGCGGAGATGCAAAGGCTGATCAAGCCGATCTTCCGCGTTCCCCCGAAGCCGTCCACGTCCCATCCCGACGTGAAGACTCTGGAGGTGTCCCTTCCTTCAAACGTAGGGACTTGTCGAGCCAATGTGGCTACAAGCCTGCGCCCTACGAAAGAGACACCAAAGCGAACGTTACGATGAAGAACGAGTACGACGGAGCCGACAAGCCTGTCAACTGGCTTGCCCCGCTCACTACCGAAAACGGAGCTAGCTTGCTCCCGAATGTCGATGGTCCAACCCACGGCATTTTCCTCACCGACCGCGTCGGTACCGATACCGCCGCCGAAGCCGACGACTTCTGCAGCTTCGAAGATGTCTCCAAACCGCGTTGGTGGACTCGCCGCTGGGGTATGATTCAAATCTACACCCTGGACTACAGCACTGCTGCTCGCACGCTGTTAGCTGAACTGGCTCTCACGCCGTTCCAAGTCACCAACAATGTGCTGACTAGCTCCCTAGCTTATCAGCTCACCCCCCTTGAATTCTATGCTCAAATGTTCCGCCACTACCGCGGCGGACTGGAATTCAAGTTCAACATCTTCGGACCTGCACAAGTGTCAGGTCGTCTTCTCATAGCCCTGGACTACGGTGGCTTCTCCACTGATCCCGGCTATGACGCCTCCGCCACTGGCGTTTGCGTGATCTGGGACTTCGACTCTGAAAACCGCGAAAAGGTTATTCGAGTGAACGCCATCACGCCCGTCAAATGGCTCGCCCCGCCTTACGCTGCCAACAACGGCCTAGGTCGGAAGGGTTCGACTGCCGAAACCAGTCTGGGAACCCTGCGAATTTACAATGCTACGCGCTTGACTTCGCCCAACACCACCTTCAGCTCTGGAATTGCTGTTGTCGTTTCGATTCGTGGCTCACCCACATTTGAAACTGAATTCTTCAATCCTAGTGGTCTCTGTATCAACCAGTGCGCTAGTGTTGCGTTGGGTCGTAAATCGACCCGCGCGACAACTGTTCCGATGGAAGCGCAAATGTCGAAATCAGGTGTCACCCTGTTCGACGTTGAAGCAGAACACAAGGAAATCATGCCGCACAAAAAGACCCGTGCGACAGCAATTCCAATCCAGCTGAAAAGCTTCGCGTTTAAGTTCGCGAGCCTCGGCACCTACACTGTAGATGTCACCACCACCGGAAAAATTGTTGCCTGGAACCACCCGAGCGACACCCTTGTCGCACAGGCTGGCTATGCCCAATCTGCCATGAAGTTCTATCGCGGCGACCTCGTCGTTCGCGTTTTTCCTCGTGGCAATGGCTGGCAAGGTGGCGCTGCCTACCTCTGGTTCTATCCCTACAACGACAACCTTGCTGCTGTCGTCAAACCCGCGATGTTCCTTTCCATGAACGGAGTCTTCCTTGACTTCTCGTCCTCAGAACCAGTTGAATTCCGCGTCCCCTTTTCCTACTTCCAGGAATACTTTTTCCCAGGCTGCGTCCCCGCTGGCAGCCTTCGCATCGACATGGTCACCGGACTCCAAGTCCCGACCACTGGCGGCCAATCAGTTGACTTCGAAGTCATGGTTGGCTGGGACAACTTTGAAAGTTACGTCCCCAAGGAGATTGGCGATACCGTCATGATGGAAGCCCAATCTGGCCTTGCAAATGCAACCTCCACCGCCGAAGAAACCACCGC